GAAACAACATTTGTAAACAACCTAGACTTAATCATAAAGCAGGCTGAAGATAGGATACTAAAGTCAGTTCAGCTTCCAGACTTTAGAATCAATAAGACTGGCAACATGACAACTGGCAATCAGTATCTAACTATGCCAACAGACTTTCTTGCTCCGTATTCATTGGCAGTAGATGATTCTGGCTATGAGTACCTGATATTCAAGGATGTCAACTTTATTAGAGAGGCTTATCCAGCGTCTTCTACTAGTGGCACCCCAAAGTATTATGCGATCTTTGATGAAAACACGTTTATTGTTGGCCCGACTCCGGACGAAGATTTTGCGGTAGAGCTTCATTATTTCTACAAGCCAACATCTATTACGGCATCTGGCGATGGGACAAGCTGGCTTGGAACTAACGCAGAAAGCGTTCTTCTTTATGGCTGTTTGGTAGAGGCATATACCTTTCTTAAAGGTGACACAGATCTTCTCCAGCTTTATTCCGTTAGATATGAAGATGCTTTGTCAGATCTTAAGAGTCTTGGTGAGGGCTACAGCACAACGGACAGTTATCGCTCAGGAGCAGTTAGAGGAGCTAGAAGCTAATGATGCACATTAATGTTTGTGAGGTCGGCACTGTTGTAGTTAAGACGACCAGCAACAAAGACTTACCCAAAGAAACAAATACTCAAGAGGTTGATGTAACCAAAGACCTCGATACTAAAGGCTTAGAATCAACACCGAGGAAATTATAATGGCTATTACACAAGCAGTTTGCACATCGTTTAAAGTCGCTCTTCTTGATGGGGAGATGGATTTTAGCAGCGATACAGCCGATGTATTCAAGATTGCGCTATACACTTCTAGTGCAACTCTTGATGCATCAACCACAGCTTACACAGTAACAAATGAAGTTTCTGGTACTGGATACAGTGCTGGCGGCGAAACCCTAGTTATTTCTGCCAATCCAGCATCATCAGGAACCACTGCGTTTCTTGATTTTGCAGATGTAACTTGGTCTACTTCAACAATCACGGCTCGTGGAGCGCTAATCTACAAGTCTGGCGGAGGAGATCCTGCAGTGGCAGTTCTTGATTTTGGGTCAGACAAATCCTCCACATCTGGTGATTTTACTATTGTCTTCCCAACAGCTGACGCAAGTAACGCTATTATTAGGATTGCGTAATGGCTCTAGTTCTTGCTGATCGTGTAAAAGAAACCACCACCACGACTGGCACGGGCGATATATCTCTTGGTGGAGCGGAGACCAACTTTGTTGCGTTCGGTACCGCCTTGTCTGATGCAGATACAACTTACTATGCCATTGTAGATGATGTTAACGCTGATTTTGAGATAGGCATAGGAACATACACATCCGGCACAGACACGCTTTCTAGAGACACAATACTAGATAGCACCAATGCCGGATCAGCGGTTAACTTTGGGGCCGGTGTTAAGTCTATCTTTATTACATACCCTGCGGAAAAGTCTGTTCGTGTTGGTGGTAATGTATCAGATCTGACAAATGATGCTGGATATTTTGCGGGTTTTACATCAACGGTAACGGCTACCGGAGTTACAGCTTCTGCTAGAGAACATGTTCATGTTACCGGATCAACCCAAACAATAACCCTTCCTGCGACTCCTAGCGCTGGAGAACGGGTTGCTATTAGCGTTGGAAATTTTACTGATACAGTGGTTGGAAGAAACAGCGAAAACATTATGGGTCTGGCAGAAGACTTTACCATTGATGTGGCAAACATGGGCTTAACCTTTATATATACAGATGCAAGTAATGGGTGGAGATTATTGTGAGTTCATTAACTGGATTAATTAGTTCTGGTGGCGGTGGTGGTGGTATTGAACAAGATAATTATTTTTATCTTATAGATTCAAGCACTACTTTTGTCGCTCCTGTTTCAGGGGAGCTTGACATTTACTGTATTGGCGCAGGAGGTGGCGGTGGTTCTGGCACTCAGCCCGGTGGCGCGGCAGCTAATTCAGGGAGTGGCGGAGGCGCTGGAGGAACAGCAATAAAACAGGCTTTAGCGGTTACTCAGGGCGATGCCTTTACTGTTGTTGTCGGAGCAGGTGGTACAACAAAAGTAGCTGGAGGGGCTTCTTCGGTTAATTCAAATGATGTTACTTGTGCCTTAACTGCTAATGGCGGAGGCGCTGGATCGGGTGGTGCTACTGTTGGTGCCACTATGCTCGGAGGAGCTGGAGGGACAGGTTCTGGTGGAGATGTTAACTACACTGGAGGATCTGCTGGGAACGCAAAAGCAGGGCAAGCCAACAGCTACAACAACGGCAGAGCCGCTTCAGGCGGTGGTGCAGTTGGGCTTGAGGCAAATGGTTACAGTTCTGGGAGTATATCAGTCAGAAATCCAAGAGTAGCATCAGGAGGCGCTGGCCTTGGTGGAGCAAGCCCGGGATTCGGCTCAAACAGCAACGACCTAACCTTTTATTGGTTTGGTGGAGGGGGCGGATTGGGCGCTAGTTCTGGAATAGCTGGTGGTTTTGGCTTTGTTGATCCAGTCCCAGAAAGACTCTCAACAACTCGCGCTTTTTTTTATGGAAGAGGAAAAGGAGGCGATGGTACTTCAGGTGTAAGCGCAGAAAATGGAGAAATTGGCGGCGGCGGAGGTGCTCAATCTAGTAATAGTTATAATGTTAGCGCAGGAAATGGCGGGGCTTTTGCTGGTGGTGGCGGAAGTGTACAGGGAGCTAACGCAGGAAGCGGTGGCTATGGCGGTGGTGCGGGAGGCACCCCCGCCAGCACTAGCAACGCGGTAGGTGGTAACGGTGTTGTTATTTTTATGTACAACAGTGTTTCATAGGGGTATCTCATGCTAGATAAAGACTATGAAAAAAGAAGACTTCAGCAACAATATGAAGTGTTTGATGAAGAAGGTAATTCTATCAACAAAATTGTAGCTGAAGAGTCTTTTGTGAAAGAGAATTTTTCAAATTACACTCTTCTTCCTGTTTTTAGAATCCCTGAAAAAGAAAAAGAATGGCGCAATGAAAAGTTAAGAGAAACCGATAGTCTGATGCGTTTACCGGACTACCCATACATAGTAGAGTTAGAGGAGTATCGTCAACTGTTGCGAGACTGGCCTAGCACTGAAGACTTCCCAGAAAATCGTCCGGTCTCGTTTGATGAATTTTTGAATCCAGATGAGAGCGAAGAGATTATTTAATGGCAGAATTTGATTACCTCGCATTTAATCAATACCTGATCATAGAGAATTTCATGATAGATCAAGCCCGTGAAAATAACTGGAGATTATTGTGAGTACGCTAACCGGGTTGATTAGCTCTGGAGGCGGAGGCGGCGGTATTGAGCAAGATAATTATTTTTATCTTATAGATTCAAGCACTACTTTTTCCGCGCCTGCTGATGGTGTGATAGATATTTACTGCATCGGCGGTGGCGGTGGCGGAGGTTACGGATATCCCGCATCGGCTGGCGGTGGAGCGGGTGGAACGGCAGTTAAAAAAGAGTTGGCTGTAACATACGGAGACACCTTTACAGTTGTTGTTGGAAGTGGAGGCGCTGCGGGAGCAGCTGGAGGAGTTTCTTCGGTTAATTCAAATGATGTTACTTGTGCCTTAACTGCAAACGGAGGTGGTGCTGGAGTTGGGGGATCTAATGGAACTGGTGGTTCTGGTGGAACTGGCTCTGGAGGGGACTTAAACTTTACCGGAGGGTCAGGGGGAAATACAAATGTAAATCTGTCAAACAACACTCTTTCAGCTACCGGGGGTGGCGCTGCCGGTTTAAATCAAAATGGATTTTCTGCTGGTAATATGAGAACCAGAAACCGCTCTATGTATGGCGGGGGGGCTGGACTTGGTGGCAGTAGTGGTGCATACAACGACAACAATGATTTTAATTCGGGTAATCCTTATATCTCTTCAGGAGGGGGTGGTTTAGGAGCTGGCGTTACAAGTTTAAATGGATCGGCAACAGGGGGTGCTGGCTTTGTTGATCCAGTCCCAGAAAGACTTTCAACATCTCGTGCTTTTTTGTATGGAAGAGGAAAGGGAGGTGACTCCGTTTATAACTCAGCTGTTAATAGTGATGGAGAAATTGGCGGCGGCGGAGGCGCAGGATGGGGAAACACAAATAACGATGCTGCTTCTGCTGGTGGTGATGGTGGAATGTTTGCTGGTGGAGGTAGTAGTAAAAATAACGCTGGAAATGGCGGACTAGGTGGTGGCGGTGGAGGCGGCTCAACAGTTAGCGCAAACTTTACGGGATCAGGTGGAGATGGTCTTGTTATTTTTATGTACAATAGTTTGTCATAGGAATATCTAATGATAGATAAAGACTATGAAAAAAGAAGACTGCAAAAACGCTATGAGGTGTTTGATGAAAATGGCAACTTTATAAACAATATTGTTGCTGATGAAGACTTCGTTAAAGAAAATTACGCTAGTTATAAATTGCTTCCTTTTTTTAGAAGTGCAAAAAAAGAAGTGGCTTGGCGTAATGAGATGCTAAATCAAACTGACAGCTTAATTGATTTAGATGACGATCTTTATAAAGAAAAACTAACCCAATGGCGACAAATCTTAAGAGACTGGCCTAGTACAGAAGATTTCCCAGAGAATCGCCCAGTTTCATTTTATGAGTTCCTTGAACAAGAATAGGATTTTTAATGCCAGACTTTATATTACAAAAAGAAAGATTGTTTGCTCAAGAGTATTGCGACAAAGCAATAGAGGCTTTTGAGAAAGCCGCAGCCGCTGGTAATGTTATTTCGCGGCAAGCTAACAATGAAGGCAATAGGCTGCGAAAAAATGACAACGCTTCTTTTTTAATCCAAGAGACAGAGCCATCAGTTCTTGATTTAATACCTCAGTTCAATCAAGTTTTTTGGGGTGAGGTTTACCCGGAATACTCAGAGCAGTTTGCAATTTTAAATGAATGTGATCCTCATAAAATATGGACACACAAGCTACAGAAAACACTGCCTAGAGAGGGATACCATATTTGGCACACTGAAAACATGGGAAGAAGTGGTTGCAATCGCGTGTTAACTTATATTCTCTACCTAAACGATGTTGAAGAAGGTGGCGAAACAGAGTTTCTTTATTACGGCAAGCGCATTAAACCAACAGCAGGGACTTTGCTTTTGTGGCCAGCAGGTTTTACTCACGTTCACAGAGGCAATCCTCCATTAAGCGGTGAAAAATATATCATGACAGGATGGGTGGAATACTAAATGTTTTCATCTGGCGCATTTAGTACAGCACCGTTTGCGTCAGAGTCTGCAATAAATGTAGACGTTAACATAACAGGGCTTTCGGCAACATCTTTCGTTGGCGATGAGTCTATTATTATAGATGTTTCCTTTCAGGTTTCTGGCAACACAATAACAACCACGGTTGGTGATGTAGCTGTAATAAACCCTGTAAGAGTTACTGGGGTTAGCGCTTCAGCATCTGTTGGAGATGTTGTTGCATCTGGCGGTGCAACAGTCGATGTTACTGGAAGTTCAATAACAGTAACGCTCGGCGATGAAACTATTGTTATTGATGTTGGCGTTAATGTAACTGGTGAAGCTGCAACAGCTTTTGCTGGATTTGTTGATGTCAACACAGAAGCAAATGTTGATGTTACCGGACAAGAGGTTACTGTAGGTCTGGGAACGGCAATTGCATCTATAAGTATACAGGCAAATGTTAATGGTCAGGAGCTGTCCGCAAGTGTTAGCTCTGTTGCTGTCGAGGGTGACGCAAACGTAAGTCTTTCTGGTATAGAGCTAAACATATTTACAAACAATGTTCTAATTTGGAGCAGGGTCGTTGATGATCAAACGCCTAACTGGCAGATTGTAGATGACACCCAAGCAACAACTTGGAATAATGTGATTACTTAAGAGGTTATTAAATGGCAACTCAATATACAAGCATACTAAAGCTGGCGTTACCAACGACTGGCGAGCTTGACGGCACATGGGGAGACGTTGTAAACAACAACATTACCTCTATGGTCGAAGAGGCTATTGCTGGCCTATCGACAATTAACACTTGGTCAACCAATTCTCACACATTGACAACGGCTAACGGAACGACATCCGAGTCAAGATCGGCAATACTTGTTTTGACTGACACCGGAACAGCTCTTACCGGAGCTGGAGAGGTTATATGTCCAGACGCAAGTAAAATTTATGTTGTTAAGAATGATACCGGGCAAACAATAACAGTAAAGACTTCAGCTGGAACTGGGGTTGATGTTCCTGACGGTCAGGTTAGAAGTGTTTTTTGCGATGCAACAAACGTCATTGAGGCTGCTCCGCCTTTTAACGGTCAATTTGAAGATGGCACTGCTGCCGCTCCTTCGATTACGTTTGCTAGTGATACTGATACTGGGTTTTTTAAATCAGCTGCCAATATTGTAGGGTTTACTTCCGCAGGTGTTTCAAGAGGATGTGAGTTTGGCCCTTCATACCTTTATTTAACAAAAGGGGTTGATGCGTCAGGTGATGATTATCTTAGATCAAGTATGACTCTTCCTCGTTTGCAGGCCAACGTAGAAGGCCCAGTAACTAACTATAAATTTCATACTTTTAGCATAACAAACAGTGAGGTGGGCAGTATATCAGTTACTGGATCATCTACTGCATATAACACTTCATCAGACTACAGGCTTAAAGAAAATATAGCTCCTCTTGAAAACGCAGTAACTCGTGTAGATAGTCTAAATCCTGTACGTTTTAATTTTATAGCTTCTCCAGATCACACCGTAGATGGCTTTATAGCGCACGAAGTAACACCAATAGTTCCCGAAGCAATCACTGGAGAAAAAGATGCCGTTGACGAAGAAGGCAACCCAGTATACCAAGGCATTGACCAATCTAAATTGGTGCCTCTTTTGGTAGCTGCTATACAAGAGCTATCATCTCGTGTAACCGCATTGGAGGATAAATAATGAATCAAATTAATCAGGCTTTTAAATCTCGAACAGTTCAGTTTGGTGTTGCTCTAGCATGTTTATCTGTTCTTCAGGGATTTGTTGGATTTGTTCCTGCCAGCCCAGCTGTACAAGCATTGATAGGGTGCGGCATTGCAAGTGCAATAGTTGTTCTCCGCTTTATAACCACGCAGCCGATAAGTGAGAAATAATCATGGAGCAGTCCTTTATCAATATGCTCGCTGGAGCAGTCTCAGTCTTGTTTGGTTGGATACTTAAGACCGTGTGGGACGCTGTTAAAGACCTTCAACAAGCTGATGATGAGCTAATTGATAAGGTGAACAGGATCGAAGTCTTGGTTGCTGGAGAGTACGTCAAGCGCGAAGACTTCAGGGCTGATATGGATCGACTTTTTGATAAGCTGGATTCTATAGACAAGAAGCTAGATTTAAAGGCCGACAAGTGATTGCAGAGCTTGCCGCTTTTAATGCCGCCTACTCGGTAGTTAAAGAGTTTGTAGCTAATGGTAAGGATTTGACTGACTGTTTTAGTTTTATTGGTCAGATGACCACAGCGAAAGAAGACCTGAAGCTACGGCAAGCAAAGAAGAACAGTTTTACCAGTGACGCTGAAGAGTTTGCGGCACTTGAGCAGATTAAACA